GACTGGAGTTCAGACGTGTGCTCTTCCGATCTGGTATCCTTGTACTGTTGCATCATCTGACGGAAAATCGAAGTGTTGTAGTGGAAAGTTGCCGACCCCGTACCTTTCCACCCAGAAGCCTTGTTTCCTTTACCCGTCTTTCCCAAAATAGGAACTTCCGTCTTGTTCTTCTCGAACTTTGCTTCAAGGTTGATGGCCTGCATGAAGTTATAGCGGCGTGTTCCAATAGTCACGAAACATTCAGCCAAAGCCGCAAACACGGTATCTTTGGCTTTCATTACTACATTACCATTCATTCTGTTTCACCCCTTTCTTATGCCACAGTAACGGTCATATACAGCTTGCTCATAGCGTTTACAACCGTTACTGCATCCGCAACCACGACGGATTTCTTTGTGTGGCCCTGTTCAACAGTCACATCAGAATCTGAAAAGTTTTCAATCGCCCTGATTTCCTGCAACTGTTCATGGTGCTTCACGACATCCGACCAAAGGGAAATTCTGCCCGCTGCATCGTTGGGAACAGTCCCAAGATACTTTGTGTTGAACAATACCGCAATATCGTTTGCGATCTGATCCATCACACGCACGGTCTGATTGTCCTTGAAAATGTCGCCCTGTGTATCGGAAGTAGTAACCATGCTGTTCACATCTTCCAACACACGAACATCAGAACCTACCTTGTGAAGTGTAAATTCCCCGGCTTTAATAGCCTTCTTCAAGTCGTTCTGCGTGTAATCGGTGAAAACGGTAAATTCACCGTTATAAACCTTGTTCTGATTGCTCTTGTTGACTTCACAACCTGCGGAAGCACCTGTAACCCAATATACAAGGCTTGCTTCACTCCAATCATCATCAAGCACCCTGTTTTTCACGCTGATAGTGCCGTAATAATCAGCCGCTTTGTTGTAAAGTACAAGCTGAAATTTGATACCCATTTCATCACGCAAACGCTTGACGAAAGAAGCAAAAAGCCCCTTTGTGGTATCATCTGTTACCACAACGCCCATAGTGTTGTAGGTGTAGGATTCAATCTTATCAAGATAGGTCTGATAAGCTGCTCCGTCAACCGTGCCATTCGTGCCGCCCGTCAACGGGGTTGCCGCCGTAACTGCCAGTGTTGCGGAAGTCTTGAACTTCACAAAGCCGTTATCCGTCAGATCAGCCGCCTTTGCAACGGTCTGTTCGTCCACAACCGCCGTACCAAGTACGGTTTTGACATCGAAAAGGGTATCATTATCGGCATTTGTCTGAATTGTGATTTTCAGATCATTACCACGCACCCCACAATAAAGGGCTTCCGCATAGGCATTTGCCGCCTTTGTTCCCCCGGAAGTCAACTTGTACGCATAAAGGGTTCTTGTGTTCAGGAACAAATCACGAAGCCCCTTCAACTTGTCGTGGGTGTAATCGTACCCAAAAATTTTCAGGCTGTTCTTTTGAAAATCGCCGTTGGTTACTTCAAACACTTCACCGTCAATGCCCCAATCCAATTCAAGGGGCATTGTTGCAATACCTCTTTCGGAGAGCGTAGCACTTGCGGAAGCTGCCGAAATGAAGTTGATATATGCACCCGGCAATTCTTTGTTCTGTGTGACAAAAGTTCCACCGCCTAAAGCCATGTTATTTCACCTGTCCTTTCATATATTTTTCAATCATCTGTTCCACGGCTTCAACCGTGTATTGCTTATCAGGGGAAAGAAGGGCATTTACAATATCCTTCCTTTCCTGAAAGCGTTCAGCCGCAAGCAACTGTTCTTTTGAAAATAACTTTTCAATTTTTTCAGGTTCGCTTGCAGCGGGTTTGTTAGTCTTTTTTACCGCCATTCACATCACCTTATCCTTTCACGGTAACATCTTGTGACAAATCTTCCATAGGGATAGAATCAGCAACCTTGTAAACGAACAGATCATAATTCACAAAGAAGTTCAAAACCCCATCCACTACTTCATATTTCATTTTCGTACCCCGCACCAAATCCCCGGTAACGGTGATATATTCAAGGCATGAAAAAAGCCTTTCGGCAACTGCATTACATTCTTCTTTTGCCCGGTCTTTGTCAGCGGGGAAGTATTGTATGCAGAATTGGTTTTCCCTGAAATACCGCTTTCCAAGAAATACCCGGTTTGTGGGGTTAATGCAGAACACAAAAAAACAAGGTTCGTTCAAACCCTGTTCAACCGATTCTGTATATGTGGTGTATTCATCACCAAATTCAGCATTTAAGGAAATGCTGATTGATTCAATTATGGAATTTATCATTTCAAGCACTCCCCTATAAACTTTTTGATTTTGCTTTCAAGCACTTTCGGAGCTATATTTTGTATTTCCTGTTCCGAAATCGTAAGCATAAACCGCCCTTGAACCCACCCTTTATGATTAGCTGTTCGGTGTCCACACTCCACATAGGAAGCATATTCAACCGGGTTCACTATCTCAATAACAAGGGTGTTTCCGTAATGGTGGATTGTAAGGGAATCAGCGTATGCTTTCGCACTTGCTTTTTTCCCGCTTTCCGCTTCTTCATGGGTTTTGGAAGTCCAGCCCCGGCGAAGTGTACCGCCTTTTTTACCTGAACTTGCGGGGTATTGCCCCACGGGTGTACGCTTGATAACTTTTGCCAATAGGCGGGCGGCAAGTTCTTTTGCACAAGCATCAATGAAGGCTTCAACATTGCCTTGCTGAATTTTGTTCAACTGCTTTTGAAGTTTCTTCATTCCTGCAACCGAAAACCCGCCCATATTTGCCATTACGCCCACCCCTCGAACAGTTCAAGCATGATTTCCGCATGGGATAGGTAAACGGCGGGAACACCACTTGCGGAATATTCGGTTGTTACGCCGTTTTGTTCCACAACGATTTTTGAACCGGGCTTTACCTTGATTTCCGGTGCTATGAATAGCTTTGTGCCTTGTGTCTGCTTTGCCGCCGTGTCAGTTTGAACAACGGCGTTCAATTTCTCAAAGGATAGCTTGCAAGGCTGATTTTCAACAACGGGAACTTCTTCATTCTTCCGGGTGATTTTGGTTCTTTCGTCCTTCACATCCCGGCGTTCAAGAATGGTGCAAACACCTGAATAGGTGCTTTCAATTGCTTTCCTTGCCGCTTTTTGTGCGGCGGTCAGTCCGTTCACCATCTGATTTTTCGATAGCAAGAAAATTCATCCCTGCCATAAGTCAGAAGATAGTTCAAGAAAGCGTTCAATCTCTGTTCAGGGGTTGAACTTCCTTCCCCGGTTGCAAATACTGTATTGGTATCGCCCGTTTGTATCTGCTTCACCGCCATATCTAAATCAAGCCCTGCAATGCTACCCGGCGAAAAGGTTTTCTTTGCCGTTAAGAATTCACCTACCGCCATATCAACAGCGATATTCACCAAGCCATCAGGTATAGAAGGCGTGTTGCAATCGTTCTCTATGGTGTTTTCCACCTTCTGAATTGAAAAGGTAAGGGCAAATTTATCCCCTTCTTGCAACTCATATCCAAACGATTTTAACCGTTCCTTTACCATTTCCAGCATTGGGATCACCGCCTCACTTAACCACGGGAAATAATACGGGCAATCGGAATTGCCTTGTGTGCAATACAATCCGTGCCATTGCTTACCAACGACCAGTTTTTACCGTTTTCCAGTTCGGCATTAGTGGGGCTGTTAGTTGCCTGAATCGCTTTCAGGTAGGAGATACCAGCCACGGAAACGGCGTTGCGCTTACGAGAAATAAGGGTATCTTCACCACCACGGGTTTTTGCATCACGAACCATTTCATAAGGCACTTTTGCACCGACAGGCTCAAAGCCGATTGCACCTTCACCAAGAATATAGGTGGTGTAAAGGGAAACATCCCCACCAGTAGAGCCTACATTCTTAACCTCAACAGGCATAGAATCATCAATCAGAACCAGTCTGCCGTTCCAAGTTGCCATACCAAGATCACGCTCAATGCCATCCGCATCCGTGTATTTCAGGTATGCAATCAGCTTCAAGTTTTCAAGGTTAGTTGCAACCGTGGAATGGCAAATAACAAGGCTGAACTTCTGCTTGTTATCGCCGCAAGCCTGCTGAATTGCACTATTCAGCGTGGTTGCGCTCATTTTCATTTCATCAGTAGTCTTTGCATCCGTAGAAGCTGCGGAAATATCGTAGGTGTGGGCGGTAACAAAGGCGGCGTTTGCAGCCTTAATATTGCCCGTACCCGTGGAAGCCATAGCAAAGATACCTTTCAGAATAGAAAGAATGGTGTCCTGATCTCTGTCATTCCAATAGCGGTTAATCTGATTACGGACATTCGCCATAAAATCAACGCCGCCCGTCACATCATAGGAAAAATCCGCTTCCGTCCAACCCATCATACGACCATAGGTAAAAACGCCCTGTTCAAAGGTGTCCGTTCTGTCAGGGGTAAGGTTGGAAACACCATCATAGTTCTGTGCATCGCCGCCAATAAGCCCGAAATAGGGAAGAACGGCGTAAACAGTACCAGTTTGACTGTTGTTCACAAAGGTTTCACGCAAACGCTGATCCGCAACGATTGCCCTACTTTCTTTCAGCTTATTCAGCTTGACATTCGGGATAGCAGACATATACTTCCCGAAAGCCTTTTCATTAAAACTTTTCGCATCAAATTTTGCCATCGTTATTCAATCCTTTCTTGAATTTTTGAATTTTTTGTTATTCAGCGTCAGGGTTGTTTTCGATATAGTCCGCCAGTTCCTCATAAGTCATTTTGGACATATCCACTTTCGTTCCCGGCTTCACTTCACCGGAAGCGCCCGGCTGAAATCCCTTGAAGGTCTGTTTGCTCTGCTGCTTTGCTTCAAACAGATAGGCATCCGACTTCTGAACGGCGGTAAGCTGTTCATCCCACCCGGTCAGTTTGCCATCTTCACCAAGTTTAACTTTGGAAGTGTCAAGTAAAGCCTTAACCGCCTTTATGTTCTTTGCTCCGGCTGCTGTCAGGGCGGCATCAATGGCATTATCCAGCTTTAACTGTGCCATTTCTGCATCATGGGCTTTCTTCTGATCGGCGTTCTGCTGCTGCAAGGTTTCAATTTGCTTTTTCAGTTCGGCATTATCGCCGCTGGATTTCTTCAAATCCTCAAGCTGTTTATCCCTATCAGAAACAGATTTCTTCAAGGTCTTGTTTTCCTCGTTGATCTCGTTGAACCTCGCCTTTGTGACGAAGTTTCCATCAAGAGAATCCATAACCTTCTTTGCCTGTTCCTCTGTCAATCCCATTGCAATCAAATCTTCTTTGCTCATAATGTTTACCTACCTTTCAAATTTTCCGTTTTTTACCGTGGGTTACGAACCACGAAATTTGACCTTGTTCTTTACCGTCTGCAACGCTTAAAAGACGATAGCACTATTTAACCCATAGCTGGAAGATAGAATTGGATCACCGTTCCTTTCTAACTGCCATTACCGATTTTCACCACAAATTTCACCCCTTTTCTGAAAAAATCGCCTTTATATAATCGTCATATAGCCACGATTCAAAGGGCTTTGATATATTTACACCTTGAAAAATGGCATGAAAAAAGCACCCTTGAAAAGTTAATTTCAAAAGTGCTTATTTTCATTTTGCTTTTTCGTAGAACTCACACTTTGCACCCTCATAAATTACTTCATCAGGTTTACCGTGCGTGTCCTTGCTTCCGTAAATCTTGCAATATCGGGTTTGCGGTTGCCGCCCTATTGGTTCAATCACATCACAAAAGGCACAAGTATCACACCATTTATGCGTTGTAACTCTGCCCCCACCAAAAATAGGTTGGTGAAGGTTGTTTTCCTCTTGCTTTGCCATTTTATCACCTACTTTCCTACATAATCAGGCATATCTTCAACGAATTCATATCCCCGTTCAGGGTGTACTTCAACATCAATGAAGATTGTACCGCCTGATTTTTCAATTTTGGTTATCGTGTAGGAAGCCCCCCTTTGGATAATCATTTCAGATTCATAGCCAAAGGTTGATTGTGGGGAAATGCCATCCCACGATTTACCGCCACCATTGCCGAAAGCTGAAAAAGGTTCTGCATACATCATTTGCGTACCCTTTGGAGCGTAAATGTTCATTATCACATTCCCGCTGAACCCCTTGCCTTTGGCAACACCCGTTGAAGTGAAAGAGTATATTCGACCATCACGCCCAAGAAATTGTTGAAGCTGTTCATGTGTCATTCGCCCAAGCGTACCATTCGGAAGGTGCAAAAAACTTTCAATCGCTTCCGTACCACATCCACGCTGCAACCATACATCAAAATCATAGCTGGATTTACTGATTATATCAGTCATATCCTTAATTTCTTTGAACGCCCCTTCATAGTTCAGATCAACCATTCCAACGCCTTTATTATTGTATTGCCCCCAACCGCCTTGAAAGCCGGAAAGGGGGCGGTTGAACTTACCTGAACCGGAAGTATAGTCATAAATTGCACGGCGTTCAGTTTGCTTTGCAGCTTGCCAAACATCACCGCAAGTAGAACGCAACTGTGCATCTGCTTCTTTCGTGCTTTTCGCCCACATAGCGGCATCTTTGCGTTCCTGTGTAAAAGCATCATCAACCGCTTCTATTATACCACTATTTTCAACTTTTTTCAAATCAGCTTGAACTTTTGAAATTTCCTGTTCAATCTTCTTCAACTGCTGCTGAATATCGTGGTAACTCTTACCTTCTGTATCAAGTTCTTCAAGCTGCTTATAAAGGTCTTGATACTTCTTCATCAAGTCAGGAGCGGTTTCAGTAATGAACTTGCCTTCATAGTATTGCTTCTTTCCGGCAATGTTCAGACTTTCCCAATCAGCGGTTGTTACATCCTTATTGTACCAAATCCCGGAATAGGTCTTTACCTCGAAATCGTCAAGCTGCTGCTGAACCGTTGCTTTTTGGGCTTCAAGTTCAAGCTGCTTCTTTGCAAGGGCTTTCTTCTGTTCGGCTTTCAGCTTTTCATTCAACTTTTCCTGCCACTCTGCTTTTTGGGCTTCAATGGCTTTAAGCTGTGTATTATACCCTTTCGCTTCTTGAAATTCCGAATAAAGCTGTTCTATTTCCTGTTCAGAACCCCAATCAGAAAAGGATTGCCCCTTCTTTTGCAAAATTTCAGAGGCATCCCATACTTTTTGATCCCATTCACTATAAGCATCTTGTTCAGCCTGCGTTGCTTTATCCCAAAATTCAGATATATCCCCACCATATTTTTGTTCAAGGGCTTCCATTTCCTTCTTCCCCTGAACTATGGTATGGGCTTCTTCAATTCCGCTTCCAGCATCTTCAATACTTCCGAAATCTTTTATGATTTCATCATACGAAGGATATTCAAAAGCATCGGCAATCTTCTGTTGTAAATCCTCAATCTGAACATCAGCATCCGCAATTTTGGCTTGCAGCTTTTTCTTTGTCAGATATTCCTTCTTTGGAGGCGGGGTGGGTTCAGGTTCTTTATGGTGTGAATAATGAAGGGCTGAACCATCATCCACCACATCAAACCCGGATTTATCGCCGCCATCAACAAAGGTTTGCTTCCATTCCTCATAGTTCATATCATCCGGGATATAGTAGGTTTTGCCCGTTTCTTCATCCCTTGCCGCCCGTTCTCCAATATCCCCGAAATCTTCATCGAAATAGGGAACTGTGGTTGAACGGCAATACACATGAAAGGGTGGGGCGGTAACTCCGGCTTGAAAATCTTTCATGGGGAAATGCTTTTCGTCAAGGCTTCTGCATATATCGGAAGTATGGGAATCCAGCGTTGCCACGATTTCATATTGTTCAACATCAAGTTCATTGAAGCAATCTCTTTGTGCTGCTGAACTGAAATAGGCTTCTTCCGTCATAATCAGCCGCCCGGCGTTTTGCCTTGAAGTGTTCATCTTCTTTGCAAGTGAATCAATCGCCTTTTGCGGATCAGCCCCAAGCATGATATTTTGCGTAAGTTCCCCGTGAAGTTCCGAAATCAACTTTTCCTTGTTCGTCCAAATCCTTTCAGAAAAGTTTTTCCCATCAACCGCCCACGGTTTAGAAAGAACCTTTTCAATCTGCGATTGATCCAGCCCCGCAATATCCCAACCGATATTGAACCCCTTTTGAAGTTCATAGGCGGTATGATAATAACCGCTTTCAAATATATCACCCATTGCCCCGGTTACTGTTCCCATTTGTTTTGAAAACATAACTTCAAGGCTTTGCTGTGTCTGAATTTTCAGGGCTTCCAGTTTTGAAATGTGGTACTTTGCAGAAGCATTTTCCAATTCCTTCATCCAGCCGCCCATCAAAGCGTTATCCTGCCCGTATTTGATATAGTCCTGAACATCCCATTGAAATTCTTTCAGGGCTGCACCTTTCAGATATTGGCGGGCTTGTGCAAGGGTAATTCCGTTGTTATCGGCAAACCGCTGATACCACCGGGCAATTTGCCCTTCAATTTGCTTTTGGGTTTCCTTGTACTGCTTTTCTATTTCAGCAAAAGCGGCTGCGCCCTGCCCGTTTTGGGCTTGTTCAAGCTGTTCAAACCGTAACTTCCAATATTCACTATTCTTCAACCACTCCACCGCCTTTCACAAAGCGGGGAACAATCAGGCGGTAAAAGCTGCAAACTGTTTTATTGTTCATTGTCAGATTGAACTTTTTGAACCGCACCAACATCAGCCAAGCAAAGAAGGCAAACACTCGCCCTAAAATGGGATTCTTATATTCCACTTCAAGGGTAACGGGTAAAATATCAATCTTCTTCATCTTCTTCACCTTCTTTTTGTGGCGGCTGATTGCCGGATTGCTGCCCGAAAGGGTTATACCCCTGTTGCCGTTCAAATTCAGCTTGTTCTTCCACTTTCTGTTTCTTCAAGCGTTCAAGTTCCTGCTGCGGATCGTCAACCCACGGGTGCATACCAATGATAGTTTCATCGGAAAGAATACCAACAGAAGCAGAACAGTTTGCAATAGCTTCACTTTCGTTAATGAGAATATCCCGGTTGAAAATAACCGTTACTTCCTCACCTTCAAAATCGCCTTGCCCGCTATTCGCAAGGTAGGCATTGACAAACCAAAGGATTTCTTCAAAGGCGGCTTGCAATTCGGTTTCCATATCGTTAGCATCTAAATCAATATCAGAATACATTGATTGAATGTTCATCTGATTAGGATTGCCGGAAAGCCTATCATCTTTGGCATCGTAGCCCATGCCGTTTTCAATGATTGCTTTTTTGAAGATTTCCACAATCGCCTTGTAATTTTCGGTGTTCACATGGATTTCAAGGGTTTCAACCCCGCCTTTAGTTTCGCCATCATAGCGAACCTTTACCGCACCGAAGGTTGCAAGGTTACGCCTGAATTCACCTAAATTCTGCCCGTCATAGTTTTTAAGAACAAGAATTGTGTTCCGGGCATCTTCCTGCATATTATTTTCAAAGTCCGAAAGCATAACATTGATACCGTCTTGAAGGGATTTCACCTTCTTCAAAAGCGGTGTTTCCTGTTCGTTATACTTTATCGGGATCAGGGGAACTTTCGCCCAATTAAAGCCTTGCGCCTTCCCATCTCCATCAATGATTGTTACATGGGGGGAATCTGCTGCTTCCTGATTTACAACATCAGGCACAAGCGAACCGCCATCCAAAATAAAGTTGTGTACCCCGTCAAGGTCATACACTTCAACTTTTTCAATCACAACCGGGCTTGTTCCCTCATAACCAATCACCAAATAAAGCCGCACGGCAAAATCAAGAATGGTGTGTTCGTTGTCCTGCCAAAAGGGAAGCACTTCATACCCCGGAAACATACGAAAGGAAAATTCCCCGCTTTCGTTGTAATAGGGATATAGCCACGCTATACCGCTATTCAAAGCGGCTTTCCCGGTATTTTTCAGGGTTTTCATAAACCGCTTATTGAAAATATGCTTCAAAAGTTCAATGTACTGCTTGTTTTCGCCTTCAACGGCGAAAGGCTGCCCCAAAAGGTAGTTTGCCTTTTGGTTCACCAGCTTTGCATACTGATTATCAATAACACGATTATTCGGAAGGTTGTTGACTTCTTCCAGCTTGCCATCTTCCCCGATCATGGTTCTTTTACGGGTGATAATATCGTGTTCATTGTCATAGTACAAATGCCCTTTAATCTGCATGATCCGTTGCGGGCTGTTCTTCCACCGGGCAATCTCTTTTTCAAGAAATTCTTTATCGTGCATCCTTCCATGAACGCCTTGTAACGCCCAATTTGAAACACGCAACGCCATATTGCCTATAAAATCCAACACTTTATTTCACCCCCTTTTCAAAGCAAGCTGCCATTATTTTATTTGTGGTTGTATAGATTTCATCCAAATGCGAACCCATAAAATCACACACGGATTCTTCTGTCTTTTCGTTGGCTACAAGGTGAACCCCAAAGCTGAAAGAAAAGGCGTGAATCAGTTCGTGAATAACCGTCTGCCGGAATAGTTCTTTGGGAAGGCTGCAATCAAGAAAAATCTGCAAATCCTTGTAGTAGGTAACACCCAAACATTCAGCACCTTCGACTTTCAATTTTTCATTATCTCGCTGAACACTCTGAACTTCCCAAATCAACCCGTTAGCCTTAAATTTCACCTTTTATCACCCCTTTCTATTGTGTAATAAAAGCAAAAGCCCCGAAAACACGGGGTTTTCAAGGCCGTTTGTTATTAATTTGATATTATCGTCTGCAATTCATTGCGTATTGATAGGCTTCAATCTGTCCTTCAAGGAACTTAATTTTGAATTGCAATGCTTGATTTTCTTTGCGCCGCAATTCATATTCTTCATTGCGCTTGTCAAGAGCACATTTTATTTCTTGAAGTTCACTTTTTAAATAGCAATTTTCTTGTTTCAAAGAAGTTATCATTTCATCCTTGTTTTCCATAATAAAATTCCTTTCATCACTCAAAGCTGAACGCGTCCGGCAATAGAATTTTCGTTACACCGTACCGCATGGAATCCATACCATGTGAAAATTCGTGATCCGGCTTATCGGTCAATTTACCGTCTTTGTCTTTCGCCCAACAATAATTGCTGATTTCTTTGTAAAACTCTGTACATCGTGGGTGAACCACAATTTCATAGTTCTGTATAAGCTGAATACCGTGGTTCACGCTGTCCTTGCCTTTGCGGGAAGGTTCAGCCTTGATACCTTCATCCTGCAATTCGGCAATGCTCTTTGGCTCTGCTGAATCACAAACAATGCGCTGCCCGCCATAGCCCATTTTCTTAATCTGTTCAGCTATGATTTTATTAGTAACGCCTGTTTTATACCATTCATCGAAAATGTAGATACGCATTGCAGCGTTATCAACCATTTCACATATAAAAGCATTTGGATCAGTAAAACCAAAGTCCAAATTGAAAGCAGATTTAATACCCTTGATTTTGCGGATTTTATCAACATCAAAATCTTCACACACAACATTGGTGTAAATCAAGCCTTCCGCAATGCCCCATTCGCCTTCACCTTCAATACGGTATCGGCGGGGATTGTTCACCTTCATTTTCAGGAAGATGTTGCGGTCTGAATCATCCAGCCATTCATTACACTCCCAAGTTGTAGTTTTAATAAAAGTATCATCATCCGGGTCATCAAAGAACCGAGCTTTCAGCCAGCTTGTGGCACTCCACGGGTTGAAGGTCAAGGTTATTTGCTTGAAATATCCTTCCGGCACTTCACCACGGATTGATAAATCTAGCTTGTTAAAATCGTCTTCATTAGTGATTTCATAGGCTTCTTCAATCCACACCCAACACAAAACGCCTTTATCAACAGAAATTGAAGTAATCTTCAATCCATCATCCAGCCCACGAAACAAAATCTTCTGTCCGGTGGAACGGCGGGTAATCTGCATAGGGGAAACAGTACAATCAAAGTAACCATCAAGCCCCAATCTGTGAATTGCCCATTTCAGATCACTATAAACGGAATCACGCAAGGTATTCGAATAACGCCTTACGCATAAACCGTTGCTTTCCGGGTATTCAAACAATCGGTGAATCATGTTCAAAGCCGTTGTTTTTGATTTCTTTGAACCACGGCTTCCTTTACAAACACGGTAACGCTTCTTTGTGTTCCAAAAGTCAGCGTAATTCTTTCCAACGGTTTCTTGCAATGATACCTTCACAAGATCACCGCCTATTCTGTCAGGTCATTTACAATAACCACGGGTTCAAGCTCAACATTTACATTGTCTTTGAACATTCCGTACCGCTTGCCGATCAGTTCAGCCGCCTTCAAGCGTTCCCTTGCGGAAACATCAATATCCGCTATCTGCTGCACCCCTTCACCGATAAGCTGTAAGGTCTGTTCCGTATGCTCACCCCGCATAACAGCGGTAAGGTATTCAAGAACTTCCTGTGCGTCAGCGGTTTTTTCGTTGTGAATCTGTTCAAGCTGCTGTTCAATATATGTTTTCAGGTCAGGTTTTGTCAGGTTCTCTTGTCCTATGGATTTTGCTGTTTTCGGGGAATAACCTGCCCGAATTGCCGCCTGTGTAGCATTACAATCAATCAGGTATTCATCACAAAACTTCTTTTGCCTTGCGTTCATAAACGGCAACCCCCTTTCAGTCAGGTTAATTTCAAACATCCTGATATAAAAAGATTTTCCCGGTGGGTAGGAGTTCACCGACCTTGCCCGAAATCGGCTATGAGTACCCCACCGGAAAAACGAAAAAATCAGCAAAGTTTCCCTTGCTGATTTTCACATTTTACATTATAGTACTTCTGAATGTAGGTTTACAATAGGTTTTTGTAGGTTCTTTCAAAGTCCTGCAATGCGTACCCGTGAAGTTCCCTTGTGTATTGATATGTAAAGTTCATTTCGACGGCGACAGCTTCAAGCCTTTTGAATTCAACATAATGTTTGTACAGAACTTCGATGTACCTGCTGTCCTTCAAGCCCTGAATCTGATTTATCACTTTATGCTTTTCATCAACGAAAGTATCAATTTCACGGCTAATTTCTTCTTCAAGGTCAACAATCCGATTTATCACCCTGACAAACGGCGCATCCCCGGAAGGGCTTGATTGCACACGCTCTTTTGAGTAGTCAATACCCCCGGCACTGACTGATATAGTACGCAAATCTTCAACTTCCTTGATTTTCTGATTTATCACGGTATCTAACCGTTGTAATTGCTGCAAATATTCTTTCGCTTTCATAGGGTACAACTTCCTTTCTAATCTTGAACCGATAACATGAACCGCTTCAAAGTCTTTATTTATCAAGGGTTTTGGCTCAGGCGGTTCAAGTTCAAGTGACTGTATATCTCTATATATTATTTTTTAAAAAACGATGTAAAATAGCGTAGTTAATTTTCTCTTAATATGAAGAACTCAAAAATAACTTGTACTACTTGAACCTCAAAGGCGAAAACCCGCATATATCAAGGCTTTCAGGCGGTTCAAGTTCCCACAGTCACAACCTGAACTTATCTTGAACCGCAGCCTGAACCGAACATATTTTGAAAGTTAATTTTCAATAATCAGTTCATCACACAAGGCTTTTATCCAATCACGGCGTGGAATCTGTGCAATCCATTCATCAGGAACGCCGCTTCCACCACCACAACCGTAATAAATCCCGGCAAGTCCACCAGCAACCGCCGCTACTGTGTCGGTGTCGCTGCCTAAGTTCACCGCCAGTAAAACACATTCCCGATAGCTGCATGAATTCAGGAAACACCAAACAGCAGCTTCCAGCGTGTCCACCACATAGCCGGAACTTCTGATTTCGTTACGGTCAAACTTACCGATTTCAGCAAGGTAACGGAATTCCTGCCACATTTCTGTTTCACCGTAAAGCCCGCCCACAACCTGAATTGCATTGGAAAGGGCTGAACGCTTATCAACATTGTTCATCAGGTTTTCAACCATGAACGCATAAATGAAGCAAGCAATATGTGAAATTGGGTGATTGTGGGTAAGTCCTGCAATACTTTTCATCGTTACCATCTTGTCATGTGGATCAGCTTCCGCAAGCATAGCCATGGGAAGAATACGCATCAACGCACCGTTGCCGTTATCCATGCGGGTTTTACCACCGCATTTCAGCGGGTCAGTTCCGTTTGCATATCGCACGATTGCCCGCCGTGTTGCACCGCCAACATCAAACACCTTGCCCCACGGGGTAAATTTGGCATTCTGCAACCACTCATAAAAGTTGTTCATAATGTCAGCGGCATCAAACGAACCAATGCGCCCCATACTTTCAAGGGTTGCAAGGGTCATTGAACTATCGTCCGACCATGTACCGGGCTTCTGATTGTAAGTTCCAAAGCCCATCATATCAGTTACTTCATAGGAGTCCCGTTCCTTGAATTCCACGGGAACACCCAAAGCATCCCCGACAACAAGCCCCATAATTCCGTTATAGATTTTATTCATACCTGTTTACCGTCCTTTCTTGAAAAGCTCAATCAGCCAATGAAACGCCATTCGGAAATGATATTTGATTTTCCGCTTTGCAATCCGCTTATGGGCTTCACGCTGTTTCTTCTGCTGCACCCATGCCCTTATGTATTCAAGCTGTTCCTTATCATCGTTGTTCATACTCACACCCCCATGTGCCACCTGATATAGTATTGTTCTTCATCCGTAAGCTGGATATGCTGTTGCAGCATCGTCACCGATTCATCTCCATATCCCCATATTTTTTCTTGAATCCCTCAAACGCTGCACCGATTGCTTTCATAATATTAATTATTTTCCACCTTTCCTTTTTATAGAACATTTAGGGTGTGGGGTTTTACACCACGGGTGAATCCCTAATTTCTTTCCTGTCAGTTTGTCGGTTTTGCTGATATTGCAATAGTAAGCAAAAGAAATATACCCAACCGAAATATTTTTATAGTGAATACAGTTCTTACATAATCGCGCCATCATCTGAACTCCCTCCCTGTTTTCGTGTCTTTAATTCTAATTCGTTCAATCAGTTCAAACCCCGATAAACGAATAATGAACTTCAATACTTTTATCAGTTCGGAAGCCCGCTTTTCGGTTTCAGTTTCCTCTCTAATTATGTTCTTTGTTCCGACGTAAGCCGTAGGATCAGCATACCCTTCACTGTTGTAATATGGATTGTTCATCTTTGCCACCTTTCAACTGTCAGCCGGAACAAATATCCGGTATTTTTTGCCGCTGATTTTCTTATCAATAATTTTCATGTTCAAAACTCTGTTCACCTGTTTTGAAAATTCAATGTTGCTCATAGCCTGCAAACTGTTAGCAAGGCAATATTCTTGATAACGCTTGTAAACCTTGTTCGTTGGCTCATTCTCAATACGAAAATCTTCATCTTCACATTCCCGGAAGAAGCCAAGAATAGGGTTGTTGCTTTCCTCGTATTCGTCCATTGCCTTTTGAACTTTTGTTGAAGGTGTGAACTGTCTATTGGTAAGCACCCGCTTCAATCCTGCAATTCCCAAGTTTATCAGGTATTCCATGACTTCATCTGTCTTTAACAGGTGCTTGATATAAGGGTTGAAATCAGGATCGGAAGCACTGAACTTTGCATCAAACGGAATTATTGTCAAACGCCGTTGCACTGCCCCCGTCTTATCTTTGATACGGGGAATGTTGTTTGCGGAAAAAAGCAGCTTTGAATAGTTGTTGAATTCAAACGGGTTTTGCCCTTTGCGCTCGGCTGAAACTCTTTCGCCTGTAACCAGCTTTTTAAAAATTGCCGGGTTCGCTATGAATTCGTCACCAATATCATCACCGATATTTGCCAATTTACCGAACATTTCAGCAGTTTTGAATCTATCACCCAATTCTTTAAGATCAAGCGAACTAATATTTTCATCACCCAAAAGACACTGAACCATTGAAAGGAAGGTACTTTTGCCGTTGGATTTGTCACCCGTCAAAATGAAGGCTTTTCCAAGTTCGTTCCTGCGATAGAAACAATACCCGATTGCTTCTTCAAGCAACGCCCTGATTTGCGGATCATTGCAAGCAATCTTGTTCAAGGTCTTATCTGCAAGTTCGGAATAGGTTTCTGGGTTGTAATCCCACCTGATTTTGTTTGTGATAATGTGTTCCGGGGTAAACGCCACAAAGGAATCATCCACAATGTTGTATAACCCGTTTGCAAAGGCTATCAGGTTCGCATCTTCCGCTTTTGTGTTATCCCTGATTAAAATATCAAGGTATGCAAGAACTTCCGTTCTTTTCGCTCTGTTCAGCCCCGGAATATGCTTTATCATTTCAGCTTCAATTTCCGCAAGCCCGGAAACATAAATTCCGTTTTTGTAGATATGTAGCTGATTATTGATTTTGATAATGTGGTGATTGTTCTTCAAAAAGGTTGCAAACTTATCAAATAGGAAGCTTGATCCTGAAAAGAACACGGGCTTCTTGAAAGCATCGTCCCTAAGAACGGTTTCAATCTCACTATCAGAAAGCGGAACTTTCAGCACAAATTTATTGATTATCCTGATTGTTTCCCTTGCTTCTTCAACGCTGAAATCATTGCTTTGCAAGGTCAGAATATAGTTAAACAGGCTTTGGTTTCTTCCATCCCCGGCTTCCATGTTCAGGAACTCCATATTTGATTTCACGGGGAAAAGCCAGCGGGGAATTGCTTGATATTTTACATCATCTTCAATATCCCATTCTGTAAGCCGTTCTTCTCCGTTATATTTCAATACTGCATAGCTTGACTTACTACCAAGTTTTATATCAGCAGTCAACCCGACTGCCAATTTACACCCTGTTTTATTGGCTGATACACCGTAGTTTTTTGCAAATATGTGTTTTCCCCTTGTTGTTTGATTTACCGCAACATTAAGCTGTAAATCTTCTATAATGTTCATTGCAATTTCTGCTTGTTCACCATCATCAATAAGATCGGAAGAGCGTCGTGTAGGGAAAGAGTG